GGGACGTTCACGACGGCGGCAGCAACGCCGACGCTTGACCAGTCCCACTTCCGCTGGCGCAACGACGACGGCAGCGAAACCACGGCGACGTGGGCGGCAGCCGAAGATACGCCGATCAGCCTCGCGAAGAACACGCCGGTGCGGCTGCGCGTCGAGATCGGCGCAACGAATGACCCGGCGAGCGCGGCGTACAAGCTGCAGTACCGCAAGGTCGGCGACTCAACCTGGAGAGACATCAATTGAACTCGATCCGCCCGTGGCAGCGCACAATCCGCAAGCGCGTACCGACAACGCCGATCCCGATGGATCGCATTGAGCGGTGGCTGGGCGCGGACAAGGTGCGGCACCTGCAGGACTGCATGCGCGGGTGGTATGGCTCGCCGATCAATATTTGCGACGTGCCCGGATCAGTCTGGATCACGAAGGACGGCGAGTTCGTCGGCAAGTTCAGCCGAGGCTATTTCGCATCAGCCTATGACGCTTTCGCGGACTACCTGAAGGCGAATTGGCGCGAACTCGGGAAACCCCAGTACGGCATGGCCTATGCGGGTTTCGCGTCGATCAGCGATGCACTGTCGCGCGCGTCTCAGGGCTACAGCCAGCGAATCCAGTTCAACAAGTCCGGCCCAACGGGCGTCGTGGCAGTCACGTCGTCGCTGTGGCGCGTCGGCCCTCAGCCTGTGGCCGGATCGGCGGGTGCTGCGGCTCCGGGCGGCACGGCTCACACGTCTTCCAATACGGGCGCGATGGCATATGCCAATCCGTCCGCCGGCACGATGCACCTTGTCGGCGCGGATGTCTCGACCAGCGTCATCAACAATTCGCTGCTGCTCTACGACCGTTTGTTCAGCGTCGCCAAGACGATGAACAGCACCAGCACCGAATCGGTCACAGGCGTCCCGACTCGCTATCAGAGCACGACGGCGACCAATGCCGACTACATCGGCGACAACTTCGGCTTCGTGGAAGTCGGCGGCACCGCGCTTGCGGCGACCGGTCACAACTGGACGACTTGCACCTACACCGACCAGGCCAATGCGTCTTCCACGCTGCCGTCGCTGACCGGCAACTCTGGAGCCATCGTGGATCGCCTCGACCATCCGACCAACCAGTGGTTTGCGCCGCTGGAATCGGGCGACGTCGGGATCAAGGCATGGACGCAGATGCAGTGCTCGGCGGCGGTGGCGACGGGGGCGATCAACTTCGTGATCGGGCACCCGCTCGGCTTCATGTCGTTCCCGGTCATCAACAGCGTGCTGCCGTTCGATTGGCTGACGAATCGCGACCAGGCCCCGCGCATCTTCGATAGCGCCTGTCTGGCATTCCTAGAGCCGCTGAAGCCGGCCACCACGGCCACGACCTACGTCGGGCGCGTCGTCATGACGAACGCGGCGGCGTAATGTGTCGGATCAACGCCGATTTGAGTGGAGGTCTGGCCGACTAGCCTCGACCCCGATCAACGACGGCTGGGCGCTCACGCTCACCCTCCGCGATCCGGCCGTCCCGAACCTGCCGCTGGAATATGCGCCACGGTTCCGGCTCGCGCTCTCGGCGAACATCGCCGCCAGCGCCGCGACCTCGACGACCAATCAGCTTTCGGGCTCGGCCAGCTTCACCGCTGGCAAGATCTCGGACGACACCAACCCGATCACGGTCGACATCGGGAACAACGGTGAGACTGAACTAGAGTGGTGCATCGAGGCTACGGACGACGCCGTAGACTCGGCCGACTATGAGTTCCGCGTCGTCGCAGATGGCGTCGCGCTCGACACGTATACCGAAACGCCGACGCTGACGGTATCGGCAAGCGCAGACGTCACCGTCTCGCTGACAGGCCAAGCGGTTACGGCGTCTGCAGGTTCGCTGGGAGTAGCGAACACTCTTGCATTGTCGGGCCAAGCCGCTACAGCTTCTGCTGGAACGCTGACGCCCCAAGAGTCCTTCTCCCTGGCAGGCAGTGCCGTTACGGCATCTGCCGGTTCGCTCTCGCCCAGCTTCGCAATCACGCTCGCAGGGCAAGCCGTAACGGCCTCCGCCGGAACGCTTACTCCGGCTTTCGGTCTGACTTTGTCTGGCGAAGCCGTAACCGCTTCTGCCGGAACGATCACTGCCACTGTCGATACGAGCCTGACCCTTACTCTTACAGGGCAGGCCGTAACGGTCAGCGCCGGTTCGCTCTCGCCTGACATCTCGATCACGCTTGCCGGACAAGCCGTAACGGCTTCGGCAGGAAATCTAGCTCCGGCGCTAACAACTTCGCTGTCCGGGCAGGCAGTCACTGCGTCCGCCGGAACGCTGACGCCTGCGATCGCAGTCACGCTCGCCGGAGAGGCGGTCACTGCGTCCGCAGGAACGCTGACGCCAGCCATTGCGATCGATCTCGCAGGGCAGGCGGTTACGACTTCGGCCGGTACGATCGTTGCAGATACCGGCGGTCCAGACGTTACAGTTTCGCTGTCCGGTCAGGCGGTCACTGCGTCTGCTGGAACGCTGGGCGTTTCTACGGCGCTTGCCTTATCCGGTCAGGCGGCAACGGCATCGCCCGGATCGTTGACAGCGGCACCAAGCCTTGCGCTGTCCGGACAGGCCGTAACGGCATCTGCCGGAACACTGGCACCCGCGGCAGCCATTTCGCTCACGGGCGAAGCGGTAGCGGCGCAAGCTGGCGACATCACGCCGTCTATTGCTGGCGACGTCACGATTACGCTGACCGGCATCGAAGTGTCGGCGATCGCAGGAACGATCACTGCGACAACTGACACGGGCGCCGGGTCTTCGGGCGGCGCTGTTGGCGGCGGTGGCGGAGGCGGTCATCGCGGATGGAGCGAATCCGAGGCTCAGCGTAAGCGCAAGCGGGACGAGGATCTTGAAGCCTCGATCCGGCGCATCTACCGCGAGCTTACGCAAGAGCCAGCCACGGCTGAGCTTGCTGCGGAAATTGTTGAGCCGATCGCTACCACGACGGCCGCCGTACCGAAGCCACGCGATGTCGCATTTGAGAAAGCCACTGTCGAGATCGAACTGGCGCTGCGCATGCTCCATGCAGAGATGGCCGAGATCAAGGCAGAGGAAGAAGAACTCGCCGAAGTGCTGGAAATCCTGGAACTGATCGATTGATGAGGGCAGATGGCAAACGAAACAGTCGCGGCGGGCGTGTCGAAGGTCTTGGCTGCGGCCAAGTCTATCCGGAATCGCTACGCGACCCGGAAGCTGACGTCGCTGCTGGCGGCCGATCGGAAGGCGATCGAGCAAGGGCTTATCGAGATCGGAGACGCTGACGTGCCATTCATCATCACGAGTTCCAAGTCCAACGCGACTCCGCTGCCAGGGGCGCCGGCGGCGTCCGATACGCTGGCGCCAAACGCACCTACCGGTTTGACAGTTGTTGCGGATAGCACGTCGCTTACTTGGTCGTGGGATGCTTCGTTTGATCGGCATGATGGATCGGTTTCGGCTTCCGGTGTCAAGGAATACGATTTAGAGATCGATGGCGTATCCACTACAGTAAGCACTGCCAACGCTAACGCGCTGAGTGCGCCTACTTTCGCCACCATCGGGGGCGTAACTCCGCCTCCTTCTATTTCGCAGGTTGGCGACGCATACACGATGACGTGTGCTGGAACCGGCATTGACGGCACTGCGGATCAATGTGCGTTTTTGTATTGGAGCGTATCCGGCAACTTCAAGTTGAACGTGCGCGTAGACAGCTTTACGGGCGCAGGGTACGAATACGCAATGGCCGGATTGATGGTTAGGGAGTCGACTGCCCCCGGTTCGGTTTATGTTTCCATGTACCAATGGCTGTCCGCACTATCCAAAGGCGTGCAGCACAAAAAGCGCGTAGCGACGGACGGGGCAAGGACGTCTGGATTGGCGCTTGCCGGAAACAACGAGGATCGTTGGTTGCAGATCGAACGGACCGGTTCGACATTTACATACCGCTATTCGGAAGACGGCGGTACGTGGCTGGATCTAGCCAGCGAAACCGTTAGTATGAATAGCGCCGTGTTGATTGGCGCGTTTGCGTGCGACCTGCAAGTCTCTCCGGTAGTGCTTACTGCGGTGTTTTTGCAGCTTGGTTATACGCAGAGCACCCGACCCTCTTACGTGCAAAGCACCACAGGCACGCACACGGCGCGTGTCAGGGCGCGAGACCTTGCTACGCCTGTAAACATCTCGGCTTGGTCTCCTTCTGTAAGCGGTACCGTGGTTGATGAAGAATACGTGCCGGTGTCTTGGAACGTAGGGCATTACGCGTTTCCAGACGCACACATGTTCCCTAGCAAGTATTCGCAGATTGAATCGGAGATTAACAGTCTAGTTACGCCAACAGACAAGCGCGACAAGGTAAAGGGCGCCGTTCTGCTTTGCACTTGGGCCATGCTTAATCCCGTGGCCGGAACTTACGATTTCACTAAACTCGATTACTTCATCAATTACTGCAAGACGCGCAGTTTGCGGGTCTGTTTGTATTTGTCGACCCGCCGTTATGGCGGAAGTATTCCGGGAACGCCGCAAGCAGACTACCGCGAGGCTTGGTTACCGGATTACGTTATTGACAACGGCTGGGCAGGGCTTAATACCGATGACTTGGGCGGATACTCCGCTCGGTTTGACATCACGGCATGTACTGACGCTTATCTGACATTCATCGCTGCACTCGGTGCGCACCTAAATAGCGAACCGTATTTCGAAATTGTATGCAGCCCTGAACTGAGTGCCGCGTTTAAGACGGGCCAAGGGTTCAGTCAGAGTAATTGGAATACCCAATGGTTGCGCTTCCCGGCAGCTTTTGCAGCAGCTTTTCCTAACAAGCTTGTTGCGATGACTGCCAATTACCACTCTAGCGTATCTACAACTAACGCGTTTGTTGATGAGTGCATTACGCAGGGCGTCAGTATCACAGGCCCCGACATCATGCCGCAGAACAACGGCACGACCGACGATCACTGGGGTTTCATGCACCTTGGCGGTGTTGGTGTTCGCACCGATCCGACCTACGGCCCGTATGATTTTGGATCTACTAACCTTCAAGGAAAAGTTTCGGCTAGCTGCGGACAACAGGTCATCCAAGACACTAGTTTTACTCCGGCCACTATCTACTCGCACGGTTACAACGTTTATTACCTTGACCACATTTTTTGGACTATGCACCCAGACGGCGCTACTACGCGCGGCGGAACACCGGTTCCTGCTATGGAATGGGACACCGGAGTTTGGCCCTATCTGCGAGACAACTCTGCAACATTGCGTAATTCTTTCCCTACACGGCTGACCGAGCTAGGCAAGACTGCGTTAATCGGCGGAACGTGAGATGAGCAGTTTGGTGCAGTCGAGCACCGCCGTGGAGTTCCTCGGCGACGCTTCGAGCAAGAATTTGTCGTTGACTGTAAGCGGCGCCAACTCAGTGCTGGTTGCCGTTGGTCTTGCTGTTTTTTCTTCCACTGAACCAGTAATCGCTGTTAATGACGGCAACGCCTACAGCAATGCAGTTGAAGTATGGTTTAGTGGTGCGCCCTCGGAGCGAAAGAAGGTAGCATGGTTTTACCTTCATAACCTTAGCGCCGGTGCTAAGACGATTGGTGTTAGCTTTACTGGACCTTCTGCCGCTAGCGTGTTTGGCGCAATGCGCGCTTACGAAGTGTCTGGGCTGGCAAACACATCTCCGATAGCGACGATGTCCAATACTGGCACTAGCGCTGCGCCAGCAACAAACGCATCGGGCACACTTTCAGGCGCCAACAATTTCGTAGTTGGCGCGATGGTGTCGCAATTCGGCGGTATCGATTTACCGTCCGGATTCACCAATATGTACTTGGACAACAGCACCAGCGGCGCGCCTCCTAATTCGCACGATTATCAGGTGGTGTCCAGTACCAGTAGTATTACGATTTCTTGGGGGACCGTTGACGTCTCTGGCGATTGGGCAGCGGTCGGAGCGGTGTTTCCGGATGCAGCCACCGGACAGCCCACAAGATCACGGTACAGCGGAATCCCGGGCGCTCGGCTCGGCGGTCAACGATTTGGACGAGGATGGTAAATGGCTTCGACTGACGCAACAGCAATTCCGGTAAAAAATCAAGCCTACCGGGTCACTTTTCCCATCCTAGATGCGGACGGTGACCTTGTGACGGGCGCCACCGGCCTAGACTCGGAAGTCAGCAAAGACGCCGGAACTTTCGCGGATTGTACCAACGAAGCCACCGAAATCGCGACCAGTTCGGGAATGTACTACCTCGATCTGACCGCGACCGAAATGAACGCGGACACGGTGGCGATCATTGTAAAGACCAGCACTTCGGGGGCGAAAACCACCCCTATCGTCTTGTATCCGCAGGAAGCTGGCGACATCAAGGTCAACGTCACCTACGTCAACGGGGTCGACCTGTCGGCGACCGGGGCCATCCCGGAGTTCGGCATCATCCGGCGCGGTACGGCCCAATCCGCGACCGCGACAACCCTCGTGCTCGACGCCTCGGCCAACTTCGGCGACAACGCCCTCGTGGGCGCGACGCTGATGGCGTTCGGTTCGACCCAGGGCTACTGGCAGGAGCGCATCGTCACCGCGAACACCGGCAGCACCGACACGCTGACGGTCGATACGTGGCCGGTCACGCCGTCCGGCACGATCAGCTACATCCTCTTCGCGACCGCTCCGAGCGTCGCCGCGGCGATCACCAATGTCAACGTCGCGCAGATCAGTGGCGACTCGACAGCGGCGGACAACCTGGAGGCGATGCTGGACGGCACGGGCGGTGTGGAGCTTACCGCGACTTTCACGGGCAATCTGACCGGATCGGTAGGCAGCATCACCAACTCTGGCATCGACGCGCTGTTTACTCGGCAGCTGACCGAGAGCTACGCGACAGACGGTTCTGCGCCTACGGTCGCGCAGGCACTGTTCGCCATCCAGCAGTTCCTGCAAGAGAAGGTTGTGTCCGGTACTACGATGGTGGTCAAGAAGTTGGACGGCTCCACGACAGCGATGTCGTTCATGCTGGACGACTCCAATGAGCCGACAAGCATTACGCGCACAAGTTAATGACAGGGCTGGCTAGGCAGGGATTCGGCTCGGGCGGGTCGATCGCGCAGATCATTCGCGACGGTCTTGGCCCCGGAGCGGCTGTTGATCTCGGCCCGCCTATCGAACTGCCGATCAGCGGTACTATCTCTGCGAACTACTGGCAGAATCTGAAAGGCCCGAACCTGGACCGCATGCTGCGGGATCAGGCACTCGATCGGGAATTCGGAGAGTCGATCCGGGCCGATTATCGCCGCGTGGCGTTGGGGATCGATCCGGTACGGGATGAGATCGCCGCACTGGAAGCGATCGCTGCGGAACCGATCCCGTACTACCAAGGGCCGACACCTACCCGGCCAGACATCCGCACGCCGAGTTCGCCGATGGCGGCGCGTGCAGTGATGGCAACCCCTGCTGCCCCGATGCCCGTAAACATTAGTCGGTTCGGCGCGGCGTTGTCGCTCCGAGGGAAGCCAAGCCGATTCAGCAAGTGACCGCAACCGGTCCAGAGGAATCATGCCTTACTATGAATTTGAGTGTGCCGCGGGGCACATAACCGACGATTATCGATCCGTTGATGAGCGAAACGATCCGCTCCGGTGCGATTGCGGGTTGATCGCACATCGCGTTCTGAGCGCCACACAAGGCATCGTGAAGTTCCCTGCTGCGGGCGGACGCGAGTACGTCTCGCAAGCTAGCGGCAAATACATCACGACTGAAAAGGAGCGGCGCGACGATCTTGCGCGCACCAACTGCCGGCCCTACGAAGGCTTCGAAGCAGAGACCAAGGAAGCTGCGCGCAAGCGCGCTTACGACGAGAAGAAGTCCGACGAGAAGTTACACGAGAACGTGAGTCGGGCTTACTACCAATTGTCGCCGGAGAAGCGAAAAGTTCTTTCGGCGGCTTAACGCAGGGCGCTTTTATCAGCGAACCAGCCGTGCAGCCGGCCGTGATGGTGACACGATAGTCACCTACTACTTGATAACTCAAGGTTCCTCATGTCAATCGAAAATGAATCCGTAGAAACTACGGCCGTCGAGTCCGCTCCAGAGGTCGCCACCCCGGAGGTCTCCACCGAAAGTACGGCGTCTCCGCCGCAATCGATGGAGGACACCATCCGCGCCAAGCTGCGCGAGATGAATGCTCCGGAAGAGATTACCCAGGAAGAGGCGCCCGCGCAGACGGGGCAGCCACGCGGCCCGGACGGCAAGTTCGTCAAGACGGAGACGACGGCCGAAGCGCCCGTCGAAGAGCCGGTTGCAGAGGAACCCGAAGAGGCGCCGGCCCAGCCGGTGCAAGCGCCGAAGCCCGGCGCGGTTGACTTGACGAAGCCGCCGACTTCGCTCAAGGGGAACGTTCAGGCGAAGTGGGCGAAGCTGGACGAAGACGTCCGCGCCGAGTTCCACCGTCGGGAAGCGAACTTCCACGAGGGCCTGTCTGCCTATAAGCAGATGGCCGACATCGGCAAGATCATGGATGCTGAAGTGCGGCCTTACGAGGCCATGCTGCGTGCTGCGGGGCTGTCTGCCCCAGTTGCGGTTCGGGATCTTCTCAATACGGCCTACCAGCTGCGCACTGGCACGCCGGAAGCGAAGACCGAAATCATGCTCAATATTGCGAAGCAGTACGGGATTGACTTGGTCAACATCCAGGAAGCCGCTCAACAGCTGGCTTCCGCGGAACCCAAGATCGATCCAGCGATCCAGCCGCTTCAACAGAAGCTGACTGCGATCGAGCAGATGATTGAGCAGCAGAAGAAGGAGGCCGCGGACCGACAGTACGCGGAACTCCAGCGCGAGACTCAGACCTTCGCGTCGAATCCGAAGAATCGGTTCTACGAGATGGTCAAGCTCGATATGGCTGCGTTGATTGAGACAGGCCGGGCCGATGGCCTCCAGGACGCCTACGACAAGGCGATCTGGGCCAACCCCGAAGCGAGGGCTCAGCTGCTTGCAGAACAGCAAGCGGCAGAGAGGAAGCAGAAAGCGGAGAAAGCTGCCGCTGCCAAGAAAGCCGCGGTTACGAACGTCGCCCCAAGGGGAACACTCCCGGTGACGCCGAAGCCGAGCAGCATGGATGACGCCATTCGCAGTAAATACCGCGAACTCATGGCGAACGCTTAACTCTAACTTCCTACAGGTGTAACTAAATGGCCTCACCGGGTCAAAGCACACTGTTCAACGTCTTCTCGGAGCTTGCGACGACTGCCTATCGCAACCACCGCTCCGAGGTCGCTGACAATGTGAGCAAGCACAACGCCCTCTATCGTCGTCTGATGAAGAAGGGCAAGTATCGTCGGGAGGACGGCGGTCTTTCGATCGTCTGCCCGCTCGACTACGCAGAGAACACAACCTACCAGCGGTACAGCGGATTCGATCCGCTCAACATCCAGGCTTCGGACGTCCTCACGGCGGCCGAGTTCCCGTGGCGTCAAGTGGCGGTCAACGTCGCTGCCTCGGGTCTGGAGATCCGTTCGAACAGCGGCGAGAACCGTATCATCAACTTCGTCAAGGCGAAGGTGAAGAACGCTCAGCGCACGTTCGCGAACGGTCTGTCGAGCGACCTGTACAGCGACGGTACTGCGACCAACCAGATCAACGGCATCCAGGCCCTGATCGCGGACGCGGGAACCGGCACGGTCGGCGGAATCAATTCCTCGACCTACACATGGTGGAAGAACACCGTTCAGTCGGCGGCTGCGCCTCTGATCGGATCGGCCATCACTCCGAGCGCGACGACCATCGAACTGTTCTGGGGCCAGCTGTACAACCAGCTGACTCGCGGCACAGACATGCCGGACCTCATCGTCTCGGCTCTCGACTACTTCACGTTCTACGAGACCAGCCAGACTTCGCTGAAGCGTTACTCGCAAAACGAGGTCGCGGACGGCGGGTTCGTCACGCTGAAGTACAAGGGCGCGGACGTCGTGTTCGACACGACAGCGTCGGGCATCACTGCGGCTCACAGCTACTTCCTCAACACCGACTATCTCGAAATCGTCGTCCACCAGGACGCCGACATGGAGATCATGCCGGAACTGAAGAGCGTGAACCAGGACGCCATCGTCATCCCGATTCTGTTCCAGGGTAACGCTGTGGTGAGCAACCGTTCGCTGCAAGGAGTTGCGAAGGCGTGATTGCGGTTGATGCGCCGAATACGAAGGCGAGATTTCTAACCAAGGTTGCGCAACAGGGCGACTGCCACGAGTGGCAGTCGGTTCTGCACCGCGACGGGTATGGGAAGTTTTACCTAGAAGGAAAGCAGGAGTTCGCGCACCGCGCGGCCTACCGACTTTTCATCGGCGAGATTGAGCGCGGGCTTAATGTGCTCCATAAATGCGATAATCGGAAGTGTGTTAACCCAGAACATTTGTATTTGGGCGACACGCGAGACAATGCGCGTGACCGGACTGAACGGGCTCGTTGGACGCATAATCGTAAGCCTTTGGCCGTCGTTGAAGAAATTCGATCGCGGTACTCAGCAGGCGGCGTAACGCAACAAGACTTGGCTCGTGAATACGGCTACCACCAAACTCAAATCTCAAAGATCGTTCGGCGCGTCCAACGCGTCATCAAGTAGCAATTTAGGAGAAAGACAATGGCATTTTTCCCAACTGAGACTCGTATCGGTCTCCAGCCGATCGCCAACACCGAGACTTCGGCCCTGGTTTCCCTGGGTACGATCGTTCGTGCTGTCGATCCGGTGTACGGTGCCGGCGAGTTCATCTATCTGGCCGGTGTGGCTTCCACAGCGGTCGGTTCGTGGGTGACTTACAACCCTGACGACTTCTCGACAACCCTGCTGGCGGCTAACGCCATCGGTCCGGTGGCTGTCGCGATGTCGGCCAACGTTGCCAGCCAGTACGGCTGGTATCAGATCCAGGGCAAGGCAGTCGGTAAGGTTCTTTCCGGCTTCGTGGACAACGCGAACGTTTACGCAACCGCGACAGCGGGCAGCGTGGACGACGCGGTGGTCGCGGGCGACCGTGTCAAGGGTGCTGTCGGCGCTTCGGCGATCGGCACGCCTTCGGCCGGTCTGGCCGAGTTCGAAATCGCCCGTCCGTTCATGGACGACGCGCTGGCTGCGTAATAGTGCTTCAGGTTACGGAGGCGGGACGCCGCCTCCGTACCCTTTACAGATGGCCTTCTTAGAGGGCCATCCGCGAAGGGTTCGATCAACAACACAGGGATAACTTCCTATGAATATCAGCGTTCTCCCGGACGGCAAGTCGCGTCCGCCGCACATCTTTTTCGAAGAGCGTTCCGTAGAGGATCGCGATGCGACACTTCAGTCCGGTAGTGTCAAGATGAAGAGTGTGGACTACGTCATCGTCAATCAGCCAGGGTCCAAGGACACGGTTGAGAAAGAGGCGAAGATGTGGTTGGAAGCAGCCAAGCATAACCCGAATTTCCCGCCCGCGTGGGTTGATCGATTCCAAACGCAGTACAAGCTCTGGAAGGAAGGCCACGAGCCTACTCCAGACGGAACCCATGTCCGCATGTGGGCCGCCGTGACCAAGGCCGAGGCGGACACGCTCATCAATGCCGGTGTCAAGACCGTTGAGGATCTTGCGGCGGCCAATGAAGAGACGCTTCGCCGGGTCGGTATTGGCGCACGCACGCTTCAGCAGAAGGCGCGTGCGTGGATGGAGTCGGCTGCCAAGACCGGCGCCACGGCTGAAGAGTTGACGGCGCTGCGCGCCTCCAATGAGTCGCAGCAACAGCAGATCGAGGAACTTCGCGAGAAGATCCGGAAGCTGGCTGCCGCCAACATTGCGGCAAGCAAGCCCGAAGAGAAGGCGGACGACTTTCTGAACTAGTAGGAACCCCGTGGCACAAAAGACCTGTCTTCAAATCGTTCGCACCGTAGCGCCCCGGCTGGGGATCTCGACGCCGAACACTGCCACGGGGTCCACTGACCTTCAGGTTCAGCAGCTTCTGGCCTTCGTCAACCAGGAAGGCCAGGAGCTTGCTGCGCGTTACGATTGGCAGAGTCTTATCCGGCACGCGTCGTTCGTCACTACGGCTGCGCAGTCTCAGGGCAAGCTGAAAGACATCATCGTTGCTAGTGCCGGGGCGAATGTCCAGTGCCGAAAGATCCTCAACAGCACGTTGTGGAACACGACCAAGCGTACCAAGGTCTGCGGCCCATTGTCGGCGCCTGACTGGAATTTGGCGACGGCCTCTGTGACCGCCACCGGTCCGTGGTCCGAGTACCGCCTGCGCGGCGGGTATCTGCTCATGTATCCGGCGCCCGATGACGGCGATACCGTAGAGTTCGATTTCATCACGGATAACTGGGTGTCGTCGTCGGACGGCTTCTACGTCTACACCGCATTCAATGCGGACACCGATGTTTGCGAACTCGACGCCCGCCTGATCGAACTCGGCACGATGTGGCGCTGGAAGGCAGCAAAGGGCTTGGAGTACGCACAAGACTTCCAGAACTACGAGAATGCCGTTCTCGACGCTATGGCCGGTGACAAGACCGGCGGCATCGTTCGAATGGACTTTAACGCCAACGAGAACGGTTATCCGTTTGCGGTGGTGCCGCGGAGCGACTGGCTGCAATGAGGAAGCCGGCGCGCGTTAAGTCGCAGCGCGGACAGGTGTCGCGGACGTACAGTTCGAAGGCACCCGTGCGTGGTTGGAACGCACGAGACAGCATCGCCGGCATGCGGCCGGACGAAGCCGTTCAGCTTACTAATTGGTTCCCGACGTCCTCCGACGTCCAGTTGCGCAAGGGTTCTGCGGCGCACGTCACCGGGGTCACGGATTCCGGGGCTGCGCAAGTTGAGACGCTGGCATCTTACCGGCCCGTTACCGGCTCGCACAAGCTCTGGGCTTTTGCAGGCACCAAACTTTTTGACGCGAGTTCAGCTGGCGCTGCTCCGGCAGCGACGTTGTCGAGCCTGACGAATGCCCGTTGGCAGCACGTTAATTTCACGACTAGCGGCGGCAACTTCCTGATCTGCGTCAACGGTGCAGACAAGCTGCGGCTCTACGACGGCTCGTCCTGGGCCACCATTGATGGCGTTTCGACTCCTTCTATCACCAACGTTACGACGTCGGACCTTATCCACGTCAACGTGTTCAAGGAGCGCGTGTTCTACGTCGAGAAAGCAAAGCTCGACGTTTGGTACACCGCGGTGGGCGAGTTTGCAGGCGCACTGACCAAGTTCCCGCTCGGGGCGGTGTTCAAGCGCGGCGGCTACCTCATGGCAATGGGGACCTGGACCGTGGATGGCGGTAACGGCATTGATGACCTTGCCGTGTTCATTACGAGCCAAGGCGAAGTGGCGGTATACCAGGGGGCCGGGCCGTCGTCGTGGGCGCTTGTCGGCACATTCAACATTGGCGCTCCGCTCGGCCGGCGTTGCATGCAGAAGTACGGCGGCGACCTTCTGATACTTACGCAGGACGGTGTCGTGCCGGCGTCCAAGGCGCTTGCCGCAGACCGCACCAGTTCTGCCGTGGCAGTCTCGGATCGGATCAGCGGCGCGATGGGTGATGCTGCGGAGTTGTACGGCTCCAACTTCGGTTGGGAAATTACGCAGTACCCGAAGGGCGGCGCACTGCTAGTCAACGTACCGGTCGGCACTAACGCCCAACAGCAGTACGTGATGAACACAACCACGGGTGCGTGGTGTAACTTCACTGGCTGGACCGCGAATACGTTCGAAGTGCACAACGACGAGTTGTACTTCGGCATGTTGGGCGAGGTCCGTAAGGCGTGGACCGGAACGTCGGATGTTGGCGGCGTAATCGTTGGCGAAGCCATCGGCGCGTTCGACTATTTCAGCAGCCGTAACGGCCTGAAGCAGTGCCGCATGATCCGGCCGGTTATCGGCTGGGACGCGAGCCCCAACGAACTGTTCATTGGCGTTGACACTGACTTCGTAACTCGCGAGCCTTCCGGCGCGATTGCGGTCGTCTCGTCCACATCGGCTGCGTGGGACAGCGCGTCGTGGGACAGTGGTACTTGGGGCGGCTTGATCCTGAACACGCTCTGGTACACGGTATTCGGCTTGGGCTACGCACTGGCTCCGCACATCAAGGTGTCGAGCAATTCGGCCAACGTGCGCTGGGCTGCGACCGACTACCTGTACGAGCCCGGGGCGGTTCTTTGAGGATTGTCGCTAACCGGCCGGACGTCGTCGGCCCCTGGGTCTACCGGGAGATCGGCAAGCTCTGGGTCAACGATCCGGCATTTGGCACGGCGCTCGGCTGGGTCAACAACCAGGATGAACTCGTCGCGGGCGTGACGTTCACCAACTTCGACGGGGCGAACGTCTGGATCGACTGCGCAGCGAAAGCGAAGACGCGCTGGGCCGATCGACGCGCGCTCTGGGCCGTGTTTTCTTACTGCTTCGACCAGCTGGGATGCGTTCGCGTCTCATCGATGGTCCCTGAAGACAACAAGATCGCACAGAAGTTCAACGAATCCGCGGGTCTCGTCCACGAGGCGACCCTTCAGCGAGCCGCGCCTAACAACGGGGACATGCGGGTGTACCGCATGTTCCGAGAAGACTGCCGCTGGCTGCGGCACGAGGCATAATGGGGAAGAAGAGCACACCGGCGCCGCCGGCGACACCAGACTACGCAGCAGCGGCGACCGCGCAAGGGGCGGCAAACCTTGACGCTGCGCGCGTTGGTGCGCAACTCACAAACACAAATCAGGTTACGCCGTACGGCAGCCAAATCTTTACGCGCGACCCGAACGGCAGCGACCAGTGGACATCCACGATCTCGTTCAGCCCGGAGCAGCAACGGCTGTACGATCTGCAAACGCAGGGGCAGCGTGCGATCGGCGAGACGGCGAACAGCATGTTGGGGCGCGTCCAGGGCGCCTACGGCACGCCGCTCGATACCTCCGGAGCGCCAGCGCGGGTCAACTCGATCGGCAGTGGAGGCAACTACAACCTCTACTCCGGCCCGACAGACGCAGCGGTCAACAAGCTCGACACTTCGGGCATGGACGGCACGGCGGTGCGCGATGCGATCTATCGCCGCTCGACCGCAATGCTCGATCCGCAGTTCGACCAGCGTGAAGCGCGGCTCCGCGAACAGCTGATTAACTCGGGCAACCGGGAAGGCTCGCAGCAGTACAACGAGCAAATGGCGAACTTCGCCCGCGAACGTGACAGTGCCTACGGCGATGCGCGCGATCGCGCCATCACCGCGGAAGGCGACGAGCGGTCGCGCATGCTCGCCGAGATCCTGTCCGGCGCGTCGTTCCAGAATGCCGCGCAGCAGCAAGGCATCGACAACCGCCTGCGGGTCGGTTCGGTCAACAACCAGACCGAGGCCCAGAGGTTCCAAGACGCACTTACCGGGGGCAACTTCCAGAACACGCAGCGCGGCGCTGCGCTGGACGAGGCCGCGTATCTGCGCAGCCTCCCGCTCAACGAGTACAACGCCCTCTCGACCGGCGCGCAAGTCACGAACCCCAGCTTCCGAGCCACCGGTCAGGTGCAGGGACCGGCCGCGGCGCCCGTGTTTGCAGGCGCCCAGGCCCAGGGCCAGAGTGCGATCGACCTCTACAACGCGCAGATGGCGCAGGCGAACTCGGCACGCAGCGGCCTCACGGGGCTGCTCGGCACGGGGCTGACCGCGGGCGCAACCCTGTTCTCCGATCGCCGCTTGAAGACCAACATTCGCCGGATCGGCAAGATGAGTGTTACCGGACTGCCGGTCTACCGTTACGACATCGGCGGGCGCAACACGGTCGGAGTTATGGCGGACGAAGTCGCGAAGATTCACCCGGACGCTGTTTCGGTCGATCCGGCTACAGGATATAGCATGGTTGATTACGCCCGAATCACGGGCACGGTGGAGTCGCTGTAATGGGCATGTACGACGCGCAAGAAGCGAGCATTCGCCGCCAGCAGATGATTGCCAAGGCGCTGCGCGACAGCGGAAA